ACTGCAATATTATTAATAACAACTATTTCCTCTAATATTGGAGTTTTAATTGTTGGTGCTGGCTTTAATTCATTAAGTCTTGATATATTTCTCGCTGGTAATGTAGGGAAATCTGTTGATTCTATATTTGTATATTTATCAGACCTGTAAGCTAAAGCACTAATAGAATAGTTAACTCCATCTTGTTCTTCTACACTTACAACTCTAAAAGTTTGTGGTTCTTCTCCTGTTCCGTCACTTTCTAACAACCAAATAGAATTAACATTAGGAGTTGTACTTAACGCACTTGTAAGATTTATTTTATCGTCTGTGACAGTACAAGCTTTTTTTTCAACTGTTCCGTCAGGCATAATTACACTACATTCTTTATTGCCACCTCCAAAACTAAAAAGATCATCAGTATCGTCTACTGTTATTTGTGTAGTTGTAGCAGCAGCAATACGACCAGATCTTCTATCTCCTTGTCTAACTGGATCATTTACAGCAATCACACTTCCCGGTCTTACTATTGCTCCAGCATCAATTGACGTAGAAAAATTTATAACTTCAGATTCCTGTTCCTCCGAGAAGACAATTGCTCTAGCAAGACGTTGAGCTTGACCTCTAGAAGTACAACCAAAACTTTTTACTTGTTTATAAACTATCCCAAGTTTTGCTCTCCTATTAACTTCTGCTGTACTATTTCCATCACCATACACTTCAAAATCCATCTCTCTAGAATCCATATTAAAATAACTAACACTTACAACAGAATGTCTTTGCTTGAGACTAGATCCTGTATAGCTAAATCCTTCTGGAGTTACATTGGCTAAACTAAACAAATAACTAGGATCTGTTGGTGAGTCTTGGATTATTGAAATCGAACCTTGTGACCATATTGGAATACATCTCATTATTGATGCCAAGTCTTTTATAAGATCAAAGGCTTCTCTTGATGATTGAATATTTACATTGCAACTAAATCTTGCTTCTTGCCCACTAAAACCATCATCCACTAAAGTATTAGCATATCTAGAAGCAGCAACAAAACTATATAAATCTAAATTTTCATATAGCTCAGAATCATTTGCTTGATTTGGCGAGATGTGAGTACCGAAGCCATAGCGTTTAGTCGTGAGAAGATCTAGCAATATCATCGCTGGACATGAACACCATGTAGCAGCAGCCATTTGTCCATTAAAAACGTAGTTCTCTGGATACTCAATACGACCTGTTTGTAAATCAACTGTAGGAGTTAATCCACCATTAGCTGCTGGTATTCTTACTTTTATACCTCGTATTCTGTAAGCTCTTTTTGGTATAGAACTAAATTGTTCAGAATCTATTCTTAATTGTGCATAAGCAGAATCAGGATAAGTTTGTGGATCATCTACAATCTCTTGCATTACAGAAACACTAAACTCATCTTTTAAAGAATTATCTGTGCTATCTGCTGTTACTCTTAAAACTTTTACTGCTGCTTGAGAATATGATGCTGGTAAATTTACCCTGTATTCTTTTGAGTAGAGATCAGCAGATCTTCCTGTAATAGTATCTGTAATCTTTGTTTGAAAACTACCATTATTTGTTTGTAATTGTATTTGTAATTGAACGCTTGAACCAAGCAAATCTCCATTATCTTTAGCCTTCTGTAATTGAGGAAAAGATACCGTCACTCTTACAGCATCTTTATTCAGAGAAATAGCTTGTGATACTCCACTATTAGCAACAGTACAAGGTCTAGGAAAACCAGCTATAGGGCTTGAGTTAACAGGATCGCTTGACTCTATTCCAGCTATAACTAATTGGTTATTGGTTCCATATCTTGCATCAAGAACAACACTTTGAAAGTTAAAATCTGCATCTGCTGGGCTACTATTACTTGCATTAGCATTAAGTATTGGTGTGTCATTAAGGAATATATCTTTTAACGCAGAATTTAAATAATCAGCAGAGCTTTTAGCAATAGCAGCTTTTGATGGTGTTGCGAAACCTTCTATCTCACCTTCTGATAACAAGTCTTGTATAGTCGCAAACTGTTTACTGTTTAATGTATCTGGCGCACGATATGGAGTAGGAGGAGTAGGAGGCCCACCAGAACCTTGAATAATTTTCTTGGTCATGCCACCACTTGATTAGTATCAACAGAAGCTGAAATCACAACAGATCCAGTCACGATTTCTCCATATACAATTGGATGTGCAGTACCGGCCCTTGAAGTATTTTGCACCCCAGAAAAGTTAAAGGATATTCTTGGATCATCTTCTTGTTCTTCTGGTGTAGGCAATGGAAATAATATTTCAGAAACACCATTTAAAACCATCCCAGCACCGACAGCACTAAGGGCAGTACCTATTCCTGTCATAAATGCAGTACCAGCAGCATATGTCCCCAATGTAGTTCCAGCAGCGATTTGACCTCCAAAACTAACAGTTCCAAACATCCCAGCACCCGGAAATAAGAAACTAGCTCCAATCAATGCACCGCCTAATAAAATTCTGTTAAAACTACTACCACCAGCACCACTAATAACAGGTACAAAATGTATTTCAGATTTTCCTACAGGATCATGGATTTGTTCTTCATTAAGCTCAGTATCTCCAACTAATACTTGATAATATTTATCACTCATATATGCTTCTAATTTTGGAAAGTTTGTAATCAAAAACTTAACCGCTTCTGCTGTTGTTTTTACAACAGCCTCAAATTCATCTTGACCTAAAAACTTAGCAAGTTCTCCATGTAATTTAATTTTTCTGAGCATAACGATACCTCTTACCAGTACATTTTTGTAACCACTCAGAATATGGCTCTCTACAAGATAGTCTATCGGCTAAATGATGTAAAACCATATCTCCAAGAAAAATCGCTACATGATTTAAAGTTGGATGCAATATTGACATTAATAATACATCACCTTTTTCTAAATTTTCATCTTTATCCAGTTCTCTAAATCCAGTATCTTTTGCATATTGTTCAAATAATGGATTATGTAAAAATTCTTCTGGAGTCATATGTCTTTCATAATCTATCAAAGTAATATTTTTTTCTTGTTGATAATAATCACGAACTAAACTCCAACAGTCTGTTATACCCCAAACCCATTCCCTACCAAGTAACGGAGCTTTGTAGCCTTGAGGTTCATAATATGCCCATGTTTCTGATTGTGGATTAACAATATACCAAGGAAGATTACTATCCTCACAACTAACTTTATCTGCCTGCGTAGGTTCTGGTGATGATATGGGGTGGCTATGAAAGACACCAATAATATCTCCTAATTTATCTGCTTTTACATAATCTTCTGGATCAAGAACAAAACATTGAAATGGTGTCATTGATAAATTACGACATGGAAAATATCTTTCTTTACCTTTGATATTTAATAAAAGTCCAACTGCTTCTTTTGGATCTTGGTCTTTCGCATGAACCAATGCAGAATCTTTCCAACTCATCCTATAAACGTACCAATAGAAGGAAATACATCTCTAGTACATTGACGTTTTGGCGCACGAATACCAGCTATATCAAAAATTGCAGCCAATTCAAACTGTACTACTTCTCTATTTTCTGCTGACTTTCTATCTATGTAATAAACTTCTCTAGGAAACTCTGCGTCAGGATCAGGAGTACCAAATGGATTTGTAGCACCAGAAAAATTAGCAGTATCTAAAAATCTTGCCATTGTTCTTATTCGTGTAACCTTTGCACCTGTCAAATCATTTCCAGCAGTAAAAGCATTTGCAGCCAACAAAACTGCTGACATATTTGGAGTTCCCATATTACTGATAGTTATTGTTGGTCTTGGCAATTGACCTCTTTGAAAAGCAAACCCTGTGGCCTCTACAGGAAATCTTAGATAAGTCTCACTATTCCAAACAATATTTCCATAGGCATCAAGATTACTACCAGAATGAAATTTATGTATTGTAGTTACATTAGAAGGATTACCTGTTTCATAATTTAAACCTTCTTTTAGCTCAAGTTTAAATAACTCAATAATTGAAGATGGATTTACTTTTTGTATGTCACTAAAAACAGGTGCGGTATCAATTGTCATGCTTCAAATTTTTGTACAAATGTAGCTGTTATCGTAGCTAGGCTAGGTAAATCAATCACCTTACTCCATTCTGGGCATACAAATTTATATGATGCTGTTTTTGTGATAGAAACATTACCGCTTGTGCTTGCACCACTAGCTGCTGTAACTACAAAGACATTAGAATTAGTAACAGAAGAAACTATATAAGTGCCATCAGCAGAAGAGCCAGAGGTAAAGTCGATCACCAAAGAATCACCAGCAAATAATCTATGATCTGTAATGGTTATAGTTATTGTCGTACTACTTTGTACATAAGTTCCTGTCTTCGTAAAAGATTCTTTTGGTGGAGAGTATGTAAAACTTGCTTTATCTCTTGCACGTTCCTCTAAAAAATACTCAATCGTATCTGACTCTTCTTCTGTTATATTTTCCCATTTTAAATTAAAAATTTTAGGATCTTGATTATTTGGCAATCCAAAGCCTAAACGATGTTCAAAACCATCAGCAAAAGATACAACCTTAACTACTGGTTGTGATTTTTTAGTAACGCTAAAACTAGGTTCTATAGAAGGAAAATTTGCCATTTATGTTAAAAGTCCTCCCGGTCTTTTTTGTTTTAACATTTCTGATTGTATGGCAGCAGCTAAAGCCCTGCCAAACTCTTGTGATCTTGCAGAATCTCCTTCTACAGAGCTACCAGAAGCGTCTACATTTACCACAATATTACCAACTCCTCCAGAACTTTGCACTCCAAGTTTTCCGTTAGATCCACGCTTCAAGGGCATGATAGCTTCTGGGCCAGCTTCTCCCATAAGCCCCATACCGTTTGCCATTGGGAATAAAGTGGGTTTGTTTACTATGCCTCCTCTTGCATAAGCCGTAATCTTATTACCAGCATCTATAACATTTCCGTTTGCGCTTTTAAGAAATCTACCACCAGTTATTGAATGAAACAAGGGTTGAACAATAGCATATCTGACAAACATTCTTGTCAAATCAGAAATAATAGAATTTGCTAGATCTCTGAAATTTAATTTTCCTGTCATTACAAACTTAACTAAAGCATCTTCCATTCCTTTGAAAGCATTTACAAAAGCTTGTTCTGCTTGCTCTGCTACATCAAATGCACTCTTAGCAAATGATTTTAATGCTGATTTCTCTCCACCTAAATCTCCCGGTAATCCTTTTCCTTCTCCTCCAGTACCCTCATCTCCTAGTTGTTTTTTTAATTCATTTAATTTTACTAAGTAGTTATTGTAATCTAATAAGGCTCTATCATATTCACTTGCACCACCATGAACACTACCTCTGCTTTTATCTCCTCGGCTTTTAATTAATCTTTGTCTTGCTCTTTCTAAATCTTTTTCAGTTTTTGCTATTGCATTACCTAAACCAATACCCATAAATTTATTAAATGCCTCGATTGCACTTGTAATAGCAGCAACAATATCAGTAAAAACTTTTTGAAACTCTGCTCCAATAGGCTGTAATATTTGACCAACTGCAAGTTTTAATCTATCCATTGTAGTTTTTAACCTTTGGCCTGCATCGGCAGATGAATTAGCTACTTTCTCGGCTGTTTCAGAAAAGTCTATGTTTAATTTTTTAGCAAATTGTATAACTTGATCCAAACCAACAGTTCCATCTCTCAAGTCTTTCTGTAACTTCTGCAAACTACTACCATTAGCTTCTGCAAATTTCACAACTGCACCGGCCAAACGTTCACCGAGTTGTCCTTGAAGCTCTTCTGCCGATACCTTACCTTTACCAAAGATCTGCGACATGGCTCGTATCGCAGATTGTACGTCTTCTGCATTACCACCAGTTGCTTTAATAGCATTTGAAACTCCAGTAAATACAAGTTCAGCTTGTTCAATAGTTCCACCAGCACCAAGAACAGATGCAGACAAAGTTGTGAATTGTTTAGTTGATGCACCGATAGGCACGTTTAATTTTCTAGAAGTTGTTGCAATAACATCTAAGCCTTTATTAAAATCAGCACCAGTTTTTGTTACACCAGCTAATGCAATCTGTAGTTTTTGTATTTCTGCTGCATAAGAAGCTGACTCTGCTCCAAAAGCTGCTGCTCCAGCAACAGCATCAACAGTTCCACCAATAGCAGCACCAGCAAGCGCACCAGCAGGCCCACCAGCTATTGCACCAATACTTGCACCTGTAGCTGCTCCAGCAGGCAAGAATCTTGAAGCAGCAGCACCAATAGCAGCACCTCCAGCAGCTTGCGCCCCAACACTCATTTTTCCAAAAGTACCGCCAAAACGACCACCTCCACTAGCAGCAGTTAACCTCTTCATATCTTTTTCTGTTTCTTTTATAGCTGCACTTAACTTTCTGTATTCACGAGAACCAATAGCTACATTATCTTTAGTTCGTTTTAAAGCATCAATTTGACCTTGAAAAGCGTTTTTACTTAATTTAGTTTCTTTCCTTAATTGTCTTAAACTATTAACAAATTCGTCTACATCTTTATCAGCTATTTTTACTGTTGATTTTAATTTTTCAAAATCTTTACCAAGACCACTTATCTGTGAAAAACCTTTTAGATCTAAAACTAATTGTATTTTATCTATAGCTTTAGCCACTATTTCTTCTCCTTAGTAAATTCACGCATAGCCACAGATTCCATTAGTTGTAAACCTTCGAGCATTTCTTGTCGATTACTCACATGATAGAGGTCAAACAGTCCTCCATCAAGTAATAATACCTCATATTTTAATCCTACTACACCTCCAAAGGTTGTGTTCCATTGTGTCTGACAACGTAAAAACATCATTACAATATCCCAA